GAGAGCTAAAGGAGCAAGTGGGAATGCCGAGAATTGAACTCGGTTCACACGCTTATAAGGCATGGGCATTAACCAATATGCGACACTCCCAAGAAAAACCTTATTCAGGTTTATATGTTGGTGGATGAAAAGTACAATACTCGTTAAATGTAATTTTCATCTCCTTGTTGGTCAGTCCTGCGTTTTTCGCTGCTTTTGGTAAATTCCATTTCGCTGCAAATAACATTTCCATAGACTGTCGGGTTTCTGGTCTCATAATTATAGCATTCTAGGATATCTTTGTAAAGCTCTGGAGAATATACATTCATCTTATCAAAGAGGATTGGAATATGCAAGAACATCTTCACTACAAGTAGCACGAACAAATTGAAGAACGCTCATGAATTGTTCCATTGTTTCACAATCAATCACTTTCTCGTCACCTTCGTTTGAAAACAAATAGAACTTCCTTTTAGTAGGATCAACAACACAACGGGTGAGAAACTCGTCTTGCATTCGGTGGGTTTCCTTGATTACTCATATAGTATAGCAGGAAGCGATGGGGTCGTCAAGGGCTTTCGTTCTCCAGGGCCTCCAAGCGAGCAAGAATTGCTTTGTTTTCTGCATCAAGTTCTTTAATAGCATTTACCAAGATAGGAATCAAATACTCATGGGTGACACCATAATTATCTGCATTATCTACATTAGTAATAACTGGTTGTTCTGGAAGTTCAAGAGATAAAATTTCTTGAGCACAGAAACCATATCTCATTTTTTCATCAATAAGTTCATCTGTATCTCTACTCTTAAATGAATACTTAATTGGATTTACATTTCTCAAGAAATCTCTTCCATGTGAAACATTACCCCAAATACACTTGTTACGAATATCAGAGTTTGTTGTCCATGCAATTTGAATACAAGCCTTTGTATGACTAGTATTACCCATATAGATCGTATCACTACCAGTATGGTCTCCCATTCCATTCACACCAATACCAGTTCCACAACCAATCATAATATTATTGGAACCGGTTACTAAACATCCTGCACTTTGGCCTATTGAAACATTATTTTCTCCAGTGCTGTTGTTGTATCCTGCCCGATAACCAATGAAGTTATTATGACATCCAGTGGTGTTAACGAATCCTGCACGATAACCAATGAAGGTATTATAATCGCCAACGCTATTGAAGTATCCTGCATCTTCACCAAAGAAGTTATTGCAATGTCCAGAGGTGTTGGATCTTCCTGCATTCCTACCAATGAAGTTATTATCATTTCCAGCACTATTGCTGCATCCTGCCTGAAATCCAAAGAAGTTATTGTGATCTCCAGTACAACTCAGGTATCCTGCACAATGTCCAAAAAAGTTATTCCAACATCCATCGGTGTTGCATCTTCCTGCACAAGAACCAATGAAGTTATTATAAGATCCAGAAGTATTGCAATATCCTGCAAGTAGTCCAATGAAGTTGTTATAATTTCCAGTGGTGTTGTATTGTCCTGCCTGGCTACCAAGGAAGTTATTACAGCGTCCATTGGTATTGCATCGTCCTGCGTAATATCCGAAGAAATTATTACCACTTCCACAGTTTACACGTCCCGTACTTCTTCCAAAGAAGTTATTATTATTTGCACCAAGGCCTCCGCAGCCTGCACATGCTCCAAAGTAGTTATTATAACATGCAGTAGTGTTTGATTGTCCTGCACATCTACCAAAGAAGTTATTGTAACTTCCAGTGGTGTTGTTGTATCCTGCACCTGCACCAATGAAGTTATTATAATTTCCAGTAGTGTTACTACATCCTGCCAAACAACCAAGGAAAGTATTATTACATCCTTCGGTATTGCACCATCCTGTCTGACAACCTAAAAAGATATTATGGCTTGCAATGGTGTTTTTACATCCTGCACACTTACCTATAAAAATATTATAACTTCCGGTGGTGTTATAACGTCCTGCAAAATTGCCAAGAAAAGTATTGGCCTGTCCAGTACTATTTTTACATCCTGAACTTCTTCCAAGAAAAATGTGATCATCACCACTACTGTTTGAACACCCTGCGGCCCACCCAATCATAACATTATAAGATGCCCCAGTCCCAGTACATCCTGCACAAGCTCCAGCATAAAAATTATAACTTTGACCGGTGTTGCTCTTGCCTGCATATCTTCCAAGAAAAATATTATTGCTTCCAAAAGTTAAACATCTACCTGCATGGTATCCAATAACTACGTTACTATTATTGCACCCATTCTGCCCATATCCAGCACATTCTCCTATAAAAATATCATATCTAGTATAATTTGTTCCTCCTCCAGCATTACTACCAATCAAAACACTACCACTTGAGTGGTCAGGAATAGTATAAGTTCCCGACCCACACGTCAATGTTAAATTCTTACCAACAGAGTTTCCTATACCAACAATGTGTGATGCCTTTAAAGCATTACATCCAGCATGATATCCAATAAAAACATTTCTATCTCTAGTGGTATGTGCAAATCCTGCACAAACTCCCAAGAAAATATTCTGATTTCCAGTGGTTAATGAGGAGCCAGCTCCAACACCCGATATAAAGTTATTAGAACCCGTAATGAGGTCAGATGGGGATCTAACATTTTCACTAAAACCAGTATTTCTTCCCAAGAAGACATTATCATTACCATCATTATGATATCCTGCCGATTGTCCAATTGCTACTGAGCCATTAGTATCGGTGTTGCAGTATCCTGCACATCGTCCAAAGAAGTTATTATAACACCCAGAGGTGTTTTTGTATCCTGCATCATGTCCAAAGAAGTTATTATAAGATCCGGAGGTATTACTACATCCTGCCAAAAATCCAAAGAAGTTATTATTAGATCCAGAAGTGTTGCAATATCCTGCCCTATCACCAATGAAGTTATTGTAAAATCCACTACAACTGAAATGTCCTGCACACTGACCAATGAAGTTATTATAGGATCCACAGGTGTTGCATCTTCCTGCAAATGCTCCAAGGAAGTTATTTCGTCCTCCAGTGGTGTTGCATTGTCCTGCAAATGTTCCAAGGAAGTTATTACAAGCTCCGCTAGTGTTTTTGTATCCTGCACACTGACCAAAGAAGTTATTGTCACTTGCATTATTAAAACATCCTGCACTATATCCAAAAAAGTTATTATGACTTCCAGTGGTGTTGTTGTATCCTGCACCACCACTAAAGAAGTTATTGAAACATCCGGTGGTGTTTTTTCTTCCTGCATTACAACCAAGGAAGTTATTCCAACAACCACTGGTGTTGTAGTGTCCTGCATAACAACCAAAGAAGTTATTCCAAAACCCACAGGTGGTGTTATGTCCTGCACAAAAACCAATAAAGTTATTGAAGCATCCAGTAGTAAGTTGATTTCCGGCAGATTTTCCTATTCCTATATTATGAGAACCCGTTGTAATACGATTTCCTGCATTTGCCCCTACAAAGAAATTATCAGAACCAGTATCTCTATCTGGTAATGATGTTAGATTTGTTGTAAAGACATTTGTGGTGTTATCATACGAAAATGCTCCAGCATTTGTAAGTCCAGAACCATCACCAACAAAAGTTGTTGCAGTGATGACTCCTGTTACATGTATTCCAGAGTCATTAATAGTAACACCAGTTCCAATTGTAATATCATCACCAACAAAAGAAGTTGCAGTGATGACTCCTGTTGCATGTATTCCAGAGTCATTAATAGTAACACCAGTTCCAATTGTAATATCATCACCAACAGATGTTGCAGTAACTCCTGTTATATTAGAGCCATCACCAACAAAAGAAGTTGCGGTTACAATACCTGTTGCATGTATTCCAGAGTCATTAATAGTAACACCAGTTCCAATTGTGATATCATCACCAACAAAAGTTGTTGCAGTGATAATTCCAGATGCATTGATATTTGAGGCAGTAAATCCATCATCAACTATAGGTGGTAAATTAGGATCTATAAATTCAGGAGTTCCAATTGGTGTTTGTGCCATTTATTTTCCTCTAAAATGAAAGCCAGAGTTTTGGATTTACCATACTTTGATGATGAAGATTATATTCTTCTTTTAGACATAATTTAATATCACCAGCTATAACGTATCTGTCACTTAAATTGTCTTTTTTCAGTGTTGAATGCATTAAACTACTTGGAAACAATACAACAGTTCCTTCATGTGGTGTAATTGTATAGTTCTCACAATTATATCTATTAAATTTCTTCAATAGATTAAATCTGTCACTGGTTTCAAATAATCCCCCACACACTTCATTGATATTGTTTTTATTATGAACGCATAATTTATCTGATGATGGATCTGACGAAATATAGTAACAAAAAGATATATCGGAGGCATTATGTATATGTGGTTTTAGTTGTGGAATATCTTTATTATGATATCCCACCCATGCCTTTACAATATTAATATCAAGCTTTTCATGATATACATCTAAAACATCAAGATAATTGCGAACTGATTTAGCAAGAGATTTGAAAAAAGAATAATAATTTGGATTTAAATGTAGAGAACATCTTCCAGAATTTTCTGGAGTTTCGTTATTATATCCATCAAACCATTGAGACTTTAATTCTACAAAGTATTTTTCTTTAAATTCATCATGATTTTCAATCGTGTCTTGCAACACTACTGTAGGAAATATTTCATGTATCTTCATATTATGTGTTGATATTATATTCACTATTATCTCCTGGATAATCATCAGGAGTCAATCCCTCATATTCAGGAATTAATCGTTCACCATCAGTACGAGTTCCATAAATGTGGAAAAAGCAATTGATTGGCATTCCACCATTTGCTTGCAAGTAAACCTTATTGTCTGCAATTGCTTTTACGATTACATTCTGATGAGCTCCAATCGGTGTTAAATTGACCGTTATTGTTGTTGGATCAACAAGTTCTTCCCAATATAAAGGAAGTTGAATTACCTTCTTATTTGTAACTCTTCCTCTAAAATATACATCATTTGATGGCCCTTCAGGACAAGTATGTCTTAATCTCCATCCCTCCTTTGTTGGGTGGGGAATGTCAAAATTTTTCTTATTTGATAATTTATGACCACCACAATTTGATATTACCTCACCTTGTGCCTGAACATTGTTTCCAGCACTTATATTAGCATTTGTGTCTAATGGACCTAAAAGTGCTGTAGATCCTTTGACAGCTAATGAGTATGGATTATTAATTCCATAACATAAAGCACCAGGAACACTAGGTTGTGCACCAGAGTGTGCTGCTGGAGCAATCATGACTGTTGCATATACGTTCGGAAAAGTTGATGGATTTCCGACCATTAAAGGTCCTTGAACATAAGAAGATCCAAGGATTTTACTATCACCAACTCCTAAAGCAATTGGAATAGTTTTTGGTTTGCAGCAAAGAAGTTGTCCCTCATAAGCCCAAAGTTCATCTGATTGAAATGCCATTTTATTTTCTCCTCAAATTTCTCCTGGTTTTTTCTCTGGATCTGTAGCACATGTCACAGCATGACATATTGGAGATAAAATTTGCATCCCCAATTTTCCATCTAATGTTAAAGCACCTGTGGTCAATAATTTAAGCGATTGTTTTGCATCAATTGTAATATTTTTCGAATCAATCTTTGCAGATTCATTTGCCCTTACCCAAAAAACTCCTTCTGGGGTATTACCTGTTGCAACAATTTCAACATCTGTTCCTTCAATACGAATTTTTCCCTTTTGCGAAGCAATGGTAATATCACCATTCTCGGCATTTAAGAAAATAGCTTGTTGTCCTTTTTCTAAATCCTCTCCAGAATTAATTTGTGTTGCACCGGGTGAATTTATAGTAGTCCATCCTTCACGAACACCATCCTCTGTCAAATCAATAAAATGCCTGCCATCAAGTCCTTGTATCTCTACACTTGAACGCACATCCTTAAATGGACTAATGCCACCAAAAGTCAATGCACCATTCATGGCACTAATCACTTGTGTCCAAAAATTCTTTTTTTCTGACATACTATGAAATTACTTTTTAATATTTATTAGTAACCGCCACTAAATCCTCCCCCGTCAGATGGTGGTGAAGGTGAGGGAGAAGGTGCTGGAGAAGGTGCTGGAGAAGGAGAAGGTGCTGGTGCTGATGAAAATGTAGGATCTGTATATCCATATCTTGGATTCTCTGCTTCTGCTCCTTGAAGATCTGTTTGAACTCTAGATAATGCAGCTTCTGTTATTCTTTCAAGATTCGACGTTTGATTAATACTTTCAAGTTTTGTGTCATAAACTCGTATTCTTGATGTCGTAGTAGATTCTGATGTACCAGCATATTTAATACCATTTTCAAAGAAAACATTACCATAGAAAGGACGACCATCACGATAACCTTTGATAGTTAATCCAACTAGATCAAGAACTTGTACAACTTGAACTGCTTCCAATCCAACAATTTCTTGTGGATCTCTAACAACTTTGAATACCGGAATGAATGAAGCATTCACACCAGTATTACTTCTTAAGAAAATATTTGGTAGTTCCGAAAAATAACCGCCAACCTCAACATTTATAGATTTTATTTTACCAAAAGGATTGCATTGATATGATAATTTGGTTCCATTTCTTGGTTCAATTACTAATTCATCATTTGAACAATCATAATTAATTCCAGGATCTTTCACAAGAATTTCATCTAATTGCAATGTGACAGGGTATGAAGGATCTGTTGGTGCAGCAGGTGGCGGTAAATATCCTGTACCACCATCCTCTACGATTACATTTCCAATAGATCCATCATCATTTAATATAGGATCTAAAACAGCACCAGAACCATTTTCACAAGCATCCACAACTTGAAGTTTTGGTTTAGAATCATATCCAAACCCACCATTAACAATGTCCACTGCTATTATAGTTCCACTAGAATCTATTATAGGATTTATCGATGCCCCAATTCCACCACCACCAATAACATTAATTTCTGGTGGTCCGCAAGGAATTGGGTCAGTATTGCAAGATTCTTTTCTCAATAAATCGGCAGAAGTCAGATTATTAACTTGTTCGATAGTTAAGTAATTAATATCACGATCACCATCTACAAAAATAAAAACTGTTCCTGGATTGGATTGTGCATATGCATTTGCTTCTTCTACAGTGAGACCATTTATTAGACCCATAGAAGGACTAATGTAACCAACTCTAATACTATTATTTGAAAGAGGTACTATTGGCATTTTAGGCTACATCTGAAGGAACACTATATTTTCTTGATTCTTGTTCTGTACCAGCACCAATTAAACCAAGACCGCCACCAGTTGATAACCGGAGTGATTCCTCATATGCTTTTTGTGCTGCGTTCAGTAAATTTGGTTTTTCTTTGCCAGGTGTTCCACTTCCACCTTCCTGTAATGTATGACTGTCATTAGGAGAACATTTTGGTTTTGGATCACATGCAAAAAATTCATTGATGGAACTAATGAATCCTAATGCCCCACCAATATCAAATTTCAAACCAACAAGTTTTGAAAGATCTTGAACTGCATCAGGGTTTGCAAAATCAAATTGTGTTCCATTTTTTAATACAGAATTTAAAATTGGTGGATATGATCTAGAAAGAATTCCAGTCAAATATGTCAATATACCAGTATTCCCAGAATCAATTGCTCCAAAAACATCCCCAACTTCTCCTGCAATTCGTGAATTGAGACCAAATGAACCAGAAAGTGCTTTAAATCCATCAGCAAAATTTCCACCAGCAATCGAAGCAGCAGCACTAACTAAACTATTTGTTTGAGGTTCTGAAGGTAATGAAGAAAAAGTACCTCTAGTTGAAACTGGGGTGTTGGAATATATGTTAGAAAGTAATATTGAGGAAGAAGATGCCAATGCCGCCGTATCTGGATCTAATCCAGTAACATTTCCAGTAATTGCTCCAGCATCTGCAGTAGAACTCAAAACTCCAGAAGATAACATATTAAGTGCAAGAGTGTAAACACTTGGGATTGGGGGTGTTGTCTGAGAAACTCCTCCTTGAGTTGTTGCTGCGGCCGCTTCAGCTGCAGCAACTCTTGCAGCTCTTTGTGCTCTTGCAATTGGTAAAACAGATCTTAAAGAACTAACAGAAGAATCAACATCACTTTCTGAATTATTTCTTGAAAGTAAATTGATGGCTGTCATGTTTATAAATGTTTCATCAGCATTACCTCTAGATGCAGCAAGAGAATTGGAATATTTAATAACTCCTGGATTTCTGGGTGAATTACGTGCAACACTAAGTGCACCCGATACAGCTAATCCACCATACCAATTATTGGATAGAAAATATGAAGTTGCTTGAGTAGCATCTTCAGGGTTCATGCCGAATCCTTTATCAGCAAGAATTGATGATACACTTCTAGTTAAATCCCCAGAATTTTTTGCATTAGTAACGTTTTCCTGAGTAATTGTATATGCAAACCTATTCACGGTTGTTAAATTATTGACAGCGGATTTAACAGCAGAAACTTCCGAAGAATCTGCTTCATCAACCGAATCAATTACAAGATCTACTACAGGTCTTACTGCTTCATCAAATACAGTCATAATATCATTAATATGGGCACCCAAAACACCAGCAACTAATTCTTCTGCTGAACAAATTGGAACTGGAATTGTAAAACCAGGATTTGTAATCGGTTCCACCTCCAATTGTTCTAAAATATCTTCAACAACATCTCCTAAAATACTTTCTTGACCATCATCAGCACCTTGATTTAATAGATCATCATTAGGATTAATTATCCTTGCATCTGGTAAAATATTTGATGCTTGAGTTGTAGCATTTCTATAACTATTTGCTGATTTTTTAGGTTTGCTTTTTGATCTATTTGATTTATTTTTTTGAGAATTTCCTAAAAGTCCGCCAATTAAATCTTTTAATCCATTGTAAATTGCATTAAACTGACAAGCAATTTTTTCAAGACCTTGTATCTTTAATTTTATCAAATCAATACCAAATGATCCAGGTGCTTGTTTTAATAATGGTTTTAATGTTTTATTATATTGATCGGTAACAAAGTTTTGAACTCTAGTCATAATGCCTTTCATGGCACTACCTATAAGTTCAGTTGCTTCACCGATTACTTTTGATATTCTTTCTTGAGCTTCCAAAAGTCTCTCTTTTATTGGAAGAGATGCTGCATGTACCCATTCACTAATAGATTTTTGAATATTCTGTATTTTTTGTGTTAGTTCCTTAAGAGCAGTTTGCACTCTTTTCATGTCAGAATTTTCTTGTTCATCAGGACAAGATAAAGGGTGCTTTTGTTTTAACTTGTCACCTTTTTTCTTATCTGATGCAGCACTCTGACTAGTTGCAGTTGGTGTTTCTTTTGTTGGAGCATCTCCTTGTTTTGGTTGTTGAGAAGAAAGATTACTATCAGCTACTCGTCTTGTTTCTTCATAACCAGCATATCCACTCTGGGGTGTAAAGTTTTTTCCACCACGAGAAGAATTGGTTAAACTTAAGGATGTTTGTGTGTTATTACCAAGAACACCCATAATAACAGGAACTTGTTGATCCTGACCATCCAAGAAAAATCCGAATACAAAATTACCTTGCTTAATTCCAGGTGTTTGAAATGAACCACCTTGACCACCACCAGCAGTAATAGGATACATGACCTGAGCCCAAGGCAATTGATCTGAAGGAATTGATTCCTCACCTTGATCATGCAATCCGATGATTCTTACTTTATATCGATATCCCCATCCTTTAACATCTTGTGGATTATCAAATTTTTCTGATTTTATATTTTCTCTCCACGTTTCATCAGGGGCAACTTGGCCTACCCACCATAAAAAGTTGCCACCCAAAAATCCAGGATTAAATAATGCACCCCCTTCCATTCAATCAATCCTCATATATTCTGCATTCGTCCGCATCTGGATTTTCATCACAGTATATTTCAAGAGGAGTTGGGTCATGATCATCATCTGGATGATTTGCTTGATAAAGTTCCAGATGATCTAACTCATCTTCCACATGACGACGCATTTGTGGCGACAAAGTTGAATCATCAAGCATGTCTTTGTCGTCATTAATATGTTGCTGTAAAGATTTTTTTTCCATTTTTATACAGATGTTGTGTGATTACCTTTTCTTCCGAATGAATCTCTAATCAAATTCAGTTTTGTGTATGATGCTTTGGGTGATATGAAATGACATAGATCTGATATAATATATAGACCCCCAAATTCCCTATTTACATCTGATCCAGTGTCTTTTTGAATACTTGGCGTATCAATAAAGATGGCATCACCTGCATGTAAAGAATAATCGGCATCAATTGTAACTTCTTCTTTTGCACTAAAAATTTGATTATAACGACGAATAGATTGATTTAAAATACTTTTAGAATCAAAATTTTGTTCTTTTGATTTTTCAATTTGGCCTTCACTATCTCCTGTTGGTAAAGTACCTTTATCTATAAGCATATATGTTGTTCTTGTAAAGTCATCCATCGTTCCAAACTTTTCATTGAGTTTTGGTAAATCTTTTGCTGCAAGTTTAGTCCCTCCTTTTGTTTCATCTGCAGTTTGTTTAGAAACTTCATAATAGCAATTAAATGGATCAAATAAAACTATTCTTGTTCCATATGTACCCATTTTAAATTTTTCTTGGGCATTAATTCTATTATCAGGATTATGTTGTAAAATTGATCCATCATATCCTGCAGGAATTTTACCATTTTTATCTGTAGTATTGGTAAAAATATAAGACTTTTTTTGCTTTTGAGCAAATAAACTATCAATTGATTTGAAATTGTAACCATTTGATGTTTCAAACCATAAAAATCCAGCACTTTGTCCCTTTTTACCATCCTTCGTAGGAATGGATTTTTTTGATAACCAATTTATAACATATATTGGTTTGCGATTATTTCCTATAAAATTATAATTATTTTCAGTTTCTTCAATATTCAATTGTTTTTTGGATTTTAAATTATCTATCATCAATTTTTGAATATGATCTGAAATTTTTCCATCAAATCTTTTATTAACTCTAGATTTTCCTACCTCATTTGTAATAAATTCATCAGATACTAAAGTTATATTCACTTTTGATTTCATACTATCTTCACCTAAAGGAGTAACTTTATTAACATACATTTTCACCTTTAATGATCTTTGATTAACATCTTCAATTTCAACATCAACTTCTTCAGTTCCAACCAAAGGTAGGCCCTCTACAACAGATTTTTCATTAATTGCATTACCAGCATCATTAAATATGACATCAATTTTTATAGAATCTTGAAGGATGCTTTCATAATAATAAAGTCTATCCACACCACCTTTTCCCAATAAACTAACCTCTTGTTTAGTTTTATTTGAAATAATCGTACATTTTTTTATATTAGAAGTTGCCCTTTCCATCTATGCTCCTATGTACAATTGTTTATATGCATCATTTTCTTCAGACATTGGTGACATTGGTATCATAACTCCAGAATTATCGCCACCCACAGGAATCATAGATGGTTGATTATTTGGAATTGGAACAACTACTTTTTTAGCAGATCTACTATCATATGTAGTGAATTGAGACAATCTTGAAACCAACAAACCTGCCTTTTGTTTGAGTTGACTTTCATTTTCAATTCGATTTACAATGTCAAAGAAATCTGTACCTAATAAACTTACAGTGTCTTTATCTATTATGTATTCGCCTTCGTGAGTGTATATGAGACCACCTTTTCCTGTTGATCCTCCATGAAACATACCCATAGATGCTCTAACTGCTGCACTAAATGCTTGTTCTCCTGCAGTGTCATCAGAATATCCTTTTTGTGTTCCTCCACTTGGTTTATAAAATGGAACATCAAAAGCAAGATTGCTTCCATGTAGACCAGGATCATTTGTTCGATATGTACTACCAATTTCCCAACCTTGATTTCTCAAGTGCCGCATTGCTCTATTTTTATCCTCAACGGTATTGAAACCAAAATGTTCATGATAATTATTACCACCATGATCCGGATCATAGTAAAACTGATTTGGATTAACACCAGGACCTGCCCTATATGTGGTATCACCCGTTAAATATTGAGTAACATTAAAACTACCCGAACCTCCAGTTGTAATTCTTGCTCTGAATTTTGCACTTCCATCCGGTCCTTTAGGAACGCTAGCTAAATACCTTTGATGTTTTTTCGATCCTGCTTGCAAATCGGCAGGTCTTTCCCACTTCTCCATCCACCAATCAGCAGCTTGTTGTGGGGAAGAGAAACTAGTTGACACATAAAGTGGTCCTGGTTCTCCTGGTTCTATTAAAGCATAATCAATTTGTGCTTTCCAATTAGTTTGCCAATCTGGAACAGCAGCAGACATTCTATCAGACCTTGGTTTTTTCCACTGAAATAGTCCACCAGCTCCACCATCATCTCCAGATGGTACATTTACTACAAAGTTACTTTCTCTACTAATATTTGCCATCAAACCAAGAGCCTGATTATCACTCAAACCCTTCTCATTAGTTAAATACTCATATATTTCTTTTTGAATCCCTTCCTGTGGTCGATATCCACCATACCATCCACCTGCACTACCTGCACCCATTGCAAAAGGAGAGACATCACTTGGAACATTGCCACCAGTTACTCCTCTTAACTTTTTCAATGATGAGGTTAATCTGGTGTTCAATGCCGTTCTAAATTCATTTTTTATCCATTTCGTGATTCCCATTCCCCTTGAACCAGAAGGTAATGCACCACCACTAACAAGACCTCCATTTGCAAAGGCAGTCATCAACCCACCTCTCAATTCACCTTCATCAAATCCTTTTGAAAGTAAACGTGATATACCTAAAGCAGCATTTTCATAATCTTGTGACGATGGTTTTTCTCCAAGTGTAATTTTGGAAGTAATAGTAAGTATTGGGCCAAAATAATCAACTTCAGAAAGTTCTTTTCCAGATTCTCTTACTGCGGTTGTTGCAGTGGGTTTATTGTCTCCAATAACTGGTTTTGGAAAAATTTTATAATATTCTTCTTTATTTACAATATCTTTACCAGGAACATCTGGCAATTTTACCTTTGATGGTCTTCTAGGTTTTTTTCTTTGTACCTTTTGAGTTATGGTTCTTCTTGGTCCTGATTGGACTTTGTTGCCTCTAGTAATTGGCCCACCTTCTTGACGACCTTGAACATCATTATTTCCTGAAACATCTTTTCCTTTAAAGATTGCATCATATATTACGCCACCAAGTTCAGCACCACCCATTCCTCCAAGGAACATACCAATTGCAGTTCCAACCCCAGGAACTGGTATTAAAGTACCTAAAGCACCACCAATCCAAGTTCCAAGACCAGCACCTACACCCCTAAATGCTGCCTTTCCAACAGGATCACCAGCTATCCATGATAATACAAATTCCATTATACCACCAATCAGTGGAACTCTACTTACAAATGGTTTTAATGTTCTAACAGCTATTCTTAACCCCTGTTTACCAAGAAGACTAGCAGCACCTCGTCTTGCAAGATTAGTTGCTGCAGATCGTCCATATTTACCTCCTAAACTTTTTACAGCATCACTACCAAATCTTTTAACGGCAGCATCTCTACCAAATCTTTGTGCATATCTTCTTGCTGCTTGAGAACTTGCACCACCTTTTATACTTCTTCCTTTTCCTCTACCTCTAATCCTATCACGAGGAACATCACCTCTTCCACCATCATCATTCATTGTTGACATTGCAATCGCAGCAATGATAGCAACATCAACAAGTTTTCCTACCGCATTAGTAAATCCAACAAAAGCATCTACAGCATTATCTCCACCAAGAAACTTTAAGAATCCTTTTGTAGCATCATAAGCTTTATATCCGGCATCGAGAAATGAACCCATTCTATCAATAAATGCAATACCAAAATCAGTAATGAAATCACCCACACTTAAAACCAAATTAAAAGCACCTACCAATTTTGGTAAATGATCTATCATACGGACAGCAAGATAACCAATTAAAATATTTCCAATAAAATTTTTAACTCTATCTAAAAAACCAATTCTTGGAAGATTTATTTTTTTATTTTCCTTTTTATTTTCCTTTTCATCTTTCTTTTCTAACTCCTTTTCTCTCTTTTTTCTCCTACTATCTTGAGATTCTTTTCTCTCATCATCCATTACTTTTTTATCAAAAGCAACAGATCCCTTCAATAAATTATGAATAACTGTTAGTTTATCATTAATTTCGACTATATTATTAGATTTTTTACCAGTATTAAAAGAATATTGTGAAATTTTAGATTGCGAAATTCCAACAGAGGATGAATTTACAATGGGACTTGTTTTAGATGGTAGGAGTTTTTGAGTGTTGATTGCCATTTTATACACTTATTCCCAATGTTTCTTTTTTAGATGATATACCAGAAGTTGATGCAGAGAATGTTGGAATATCAGAACCAACATATCCACTCGACCCCATTTGTGAAGCATTTCCTCCTATTGGAACATATGCAATCTCAACATTTGAACTCATTGGTGGGGCAATCGAAGGAAGACCTTTTTGAGACCTCGTATTTGATGCAAGTTTTACTGGTACATGTCCAGGTCCTGGTGGTGCTTTCTTACCAGGATAATAATCTCTTGGCCATCGAATATTATATGGATTGTCTGCTTCTCTCGCTTGTTGCAATGAGTTGGTGCCAGAGGCTTTTCTTATATTTGGAGCCCAGATTTTCATATGAGGATCCCATTTCATATTATAATGATCCCGCACTGCACCAGATGGAGTTGATTTTGAACCAGTAGGACGATTGCCAGTGTTTCCTCCAGCAATATTTACATGTTTCCCTTCAACTAATCCTCCGCTGAAAAACTTGGGGAAAAATTGTGATTTAAATTTTTTCTCCAACCAAGATTTTCCTTTTGATTTAAACCAATCTGAACCTTGAATTTGTTTTGCAACCTTTAATCGTCTATCCATATGTGGAGTACCTGCTTTCTCATAATCAAGTAAAAATATTCTGGTTGCCTCATTAATATCTTGAGCCTTATTCATTCTCTTTTTCACTTGAACATACTCTGGATGATGCATCATTTCATGCAATATAAAATTCACTTGTGTGGTCAAATCCTCCCAGGATTTGTTCTGACTCTTGGCATAATCTTTAAGATTTATATTATCAGTATCATATCTACCACCCTTTTCCCACTGAGCTAATCCTCTACCAGGACCTCCTCCACCTTGTTTTGTAGTGGGATCATAAGTATATCCAGTCTCCGTTCCAATATTTGCAACGATTCCTCCTGCAGCGACTGGCGACATTCCACCATTTACCAATAAATTAAATATCGTTTTTGCTCTTGGATGTAATAAATCTTCTCCTGATCCAATTGAACCACCACCGGCAGCATATGTGACATTATTCATCATTTTTGGTCTATTTGTTCCACCACCTGCTGCATTCATTGACTCAAGAACATCAACACCATATTTTCGAACAGCACCTTCTGACATCACAAATTCACCATCAGAAAGCATGGCAGGAATTTTATCTATACCTTTCTCGCCACTTACATATCCTCCATCTATATCAGAATTATATACTTCTTGAGGTTTAGATTTTGCTTTACCAAACATATTGGATTTTGGAGACATTTTAAATTTTGGAAAAGCAAATCCACCACCCGAAAATCCTTGTGTTTCTTGATCAATACCCCCAAAATCTTCAATTCCCTGCGATAAAGCTAGGGTTCCAATAGCCATTGTTCCAACTTCAAGTGCTGTTGATAATCCTTTAGAATTTCTTCCTAAAAATCTTGATAACTTACCTCCAATTTTTCCTGCTGTTGCTTTAGCTAATAATTTTGCAGTGACAGCAACTAGTTTTACAGTTGATCTTATTACAAGTCTTAATAATCCTCTTACAAATTTACCAAATGATGTGCCAAAAGCAATATAAAGTGCCAAAAGTTTTGGCCAATTTTCACCCAAAAATCTTCCTATTGCATTTATTTTAGATTGATTTTTAGGATCGCCAAACCAATCTAATAATTTTATAAAGAATCTTCCAAGGAAAACATTGAATAAAAATCCAAATATTTTATCTAAAATTCCTTTTACTGGTGCAATAACTTTTTGAACTGCCTTTTTAACTTTTTTAAATCCACTCTCTAATTTAGATTCTTGCTTGGATCTTCTTTCTCTTTCTTGATTTCTTTTGTTTAACTTTTCTCTTTTTTCTTTAAGTTTTTCAGAATCTTTTAAAGATTCTATAATTTCATCTATTTTTTTAGATATTTCTTCAAAATTACCACCCTCTCCCATCAAATTTTGAGTGAAATTTTTGGAATTAATAATATTGTTATTTGTAGTGACTAATGCACCACTACCTCCAAGAGAAAATGCTGCTGAATTTTTTTGAACTGATGCAGTTGCAACTTTTTTTTCTAATACTCTATCAACAAAAGTTTGAAAATTAATTTTATTTTTTCTACTCTTAAATGCGTCTTTTCTTTCTTGTGATGTTAATTTATGCCCTTCTATTGTTCCTTGAGCATTAATCTCCTCAAGATATTTTTCATATCTATCTTTTCCGAAAAAATTTGATGGAACAATCGCAGATGATTTTGTTGGAGTCTCTTTTGGAGTTTCTTTTGATTCCTTATTTTCTACCTGTTCTTGATAAAATGCCTCTGCCATTTCATGGAGGTCAGTATCAGTATGCCCCTTGAAAATTTTATTATCAATATCACTCTGTTCAGATTCACTTAAAGAATTATAAAATTTAGAAAGTAAGTTAATTTGATCGTCGGAAAGTTTAGATACTAAGCTCTTTCCGAGTTTAAACTCATATGCCTTTCTTAACTTTTCTGCTTTAGAACTTGGCATTGTTTTGCTGCTGCTGTTGCTTCAATTGTTCTTCTTCCAAATGTTGTTGCAATAATCCAACATAGATGTCTCGTTCCCAAGGCATCATATTTTCAAGTTCAGTCAAAGAATATTTATGATACTGCATCAAGGCAAAATTAAGACGGAAATAATTCTCCAGATCCATATGGATCATGCCTATGCGAAAAAAGATGCTAACCCTTCTAAAACAACTTCACTTTTTACTTTCGTTTTTGGATTTGTAACTTCAATTTTATGAGATAGCTTGGGCATGGTTTCAAAAAACTTTTCAATCTCTTTAAATTGTGAAGAGTTCATTGATTCTAAAAAGTCATTTAATTCCTTTTTAGTAACATCATTAGCTATCCATACCTCATCTTCAGTGTAAATTTTATCAATACATGAAGAAATTAAAGTAAATGATTGATCCATAGAAGATTCATCAGAAAAATCAAAATTATTTTTGATAAACTGATCAAGAGATGGATATTTCATTTCCATCATAATTGATTTATCTACTTTTATTTTATTAGTGTGATCATCATTTTTTTGAACTTTGATCTCATCGAGGCCAATATTTACTGATACTTTAGTTTCTTCATCATCTGGACAAATAATATTAACTTCAACTTCTTCACCAACAGATTTTCCTCTGATATTTAAAAATAGATATTCAATATCAAAAGTGGGTAAAGTTTCTACTTTAATTCCCCTCGTAAGGATGCAATTTTTAATGACATTTTTAATTGCAGAAGTTATTTGTTTTGTATCAGAACTTTCTAAAGCAATAACTAATACTTTTTCTTCTTTAACTAAAAAAGGTCTATATCGAACAGTCTCTCCACTTGAAGGCAACTCAAGTTCATAAGTTGGTGTAGCAATTTTTGGTAAAGGCATAATGTCCTAAACAATTCAGATATTTTTATTTATTAAGTATTATCTAATCCACCATTATCACGAAGTCTGCCAGTACGACGAAGTTCTGATTCTAAATTTCTTGAGTATCGAAGTTGTTGAAGTTCGGCTGGTCCTTCTTCAGTATAACCACCATTATAAAAATCAGAAGCATAGTTAAGGTTTATATCTGGATTATCAGTAAATGACAAATTGTTAAATCCAGCTTGCCCCTCTGGGCTATTATTAGTAATAGAAGACCAAATATTAGTTCTGGCATAATCAGACAAACTATTGCCCAGGTCAAAATTATTACTCGTTGGGAAATAAGCTGGATTACTTGGATCACTTATTACAGGACTTTGTGGGGAATCTTGTGCTATAGGATCAGGATCTCTTCCAGACGGAACCAAATAATATCTACTATAATTCATAGAAACAGTACACTTTAGTAATGAACCAGATTCATAAGAAACTGGCATCGATGCTATAGAAATCGGAAATACATTTACAAATCCATATTCTAATTGAATAGATTTTCTCCTTGACTCATGATTTCTTTCAAATTTATGAACCTTTAAAGTTGATGCTTTATATTCATTAGGAAATCTCATTCTGTAAAAAGTATTTTGTCCTTGAGATCCTGGAGAAGTAGGGCCTGAATTGTAGGATTCAGCTACACAATATTTCATCCATGCTTCAAAAAAGCGAATTGGGTAATACTTTTGTGCATCAACATAAAAAGTAAGATCTATTCGATCATCATATATTCTTCGATATACATGTCTCTCTGTTACACCAGTATAATCATTATTTTGCTCTCCTGTTGCCAAACTTGATCCAGGAAGAACTGCATCACAACATGCTAAACTTATCTTTTCACTATTAAATGCTTCTCCAGTCATAGCAATCATTTGTCCAGCAAAACCTGGACCATTAGGTATGCCAATTTCCACATAAAAATGGGAAGTTAATGCTGGATTTAAAAGTTTTGCCTTAACCTCACTTACTTTTAAGGCTCTAGGGCGATAAGACATCTATAAATACTTTTTGATCTTGTATATTATGTAGACAAGATATGGCAGAAAGTATTAAAAGCAAGTATATTCCTTCAAATCCACAAAAATATAAAGGGGATTGGAAAAACATTATCTGCAGAAGTTCTTGGGAAAGAAGATTCTGTAAGTGGTGTGATACAAATGAAAATATAATTTCTTGGGCTTCAGAAGAATTTTGTATTCCATATGTATCCCCTGCAGATAATAGAATTCATCGTTATTTTCCAGATTACTTGGTTAAAGTAAAAGAAACAAACGGATCAATAAAAACATATGTTGTTGAAGTAAAACCAAAGAAACAAACTGTTCCACCAAAACAACCAAAACGACAAACTAAATCATATCTTTATGAATGTGTTACCTATTCTATAAATCAGGCAAAATGGAAAGCTGCAAGAGAATGGTGTGCTGATCGAAAAATAGAATTTAAAATCATCACCGAAAACGAACTAGGAATCAAATGAGCAGATTGCAAGGAAACGACATCAATCTTAAAACAAACGATCCAGAAGATATGATGTTGGAAATTATGCAATTATTGAATGATACAGTTGAACCTATTCCAGAACCAGGAAAATATTATACCTTTGTCTATAATCCCAAAACACCAAATATTAACTATGATCAACATCCTTTGATTGCTTGTATTGAATTGCAAAGATGGGGATTTAAAGCATTCAACTTTCATTGGAGAGAATATCAGATGGAATCAGAGTCTCCAATCAGAAATTATACATGGGAAGAACTTGCAGGCCAATTGTATGAGGTTCAATGGGATGAACTTGATGAACTTCTAGCAATACCTTATGCAAAATTTAAACTAAATAAATAAAAACCATAAATGTAATGGCAGACGTATATAGTAATTTTCCTAATAACGGTGAAGGTATTTTATCGGGTGGTTGGGCGGTAAAAAAAAGCATAGGCAATAAGGAGGTTTTTACAGCGACTCAAACCATAGGAGGTAAAATGGTATTTGTAGTTGCAGATCCTGCAACTGGAAATATTATCTATTATCCGGCGACCGGTAATAACGTTTACGATGGAGGAGCTCCCTTATTTGAATATAATGCAAGTACAAATACAACCACTAAACTTCCCTCCGCCAACAACTCTAACTACAAAGACCATGTTGATGCTATAGAATCCAATTTAAACAACGCAAATTATGAAAATAAACAAAGAACAATTCAAAATTTATCTAAAATTCAAAATAGTGAAGATGCTTCATCTGAAGCTAAACAGCAGGCATCTCAACAAACTCAAAATCTTGCAACCGCTAAAGGTTATCAATCAACAGTAACCGCACAACAGCTAGATCAAGCTAATCAAGTAAGTTTCAACGCAGCTCCAATAACTCAAGAAGAATTAAACAAAGCATTTGCAGGTAAAAATGTAAGAGAAAACTATGATTTAAATTTGAGGTATCCTGAAGATATGACACCTCAACAAGATACTTTAAAAATATCAGTCCTTAAATACAGACCTAGACAATTCAGTGCCTCACAAGGTAGTTTTGGATTTCAAGATAGGGCACCTGGTGATGTTATAGGGTCTGCAACTTTATACATTCCTGGAGGAATCTCTGATAATAATAGAGTCACCTGGGGTGAAGGAAAAATGAATGCATTGCAAGCAATCATGGGAGAACTAGCATACAAGGCTATTATGAAACCAAGCCAGACAACCCAAACTGCACAAGGTGGACTTAATGCATTACAAAATGCTTTACCAGATGCTAAAAGAGGACTTGCTAGTTTTTTTACAGAAGGTGCAACAGGCGTAACTGGATATTTACAAAGAACAGAAGGTGTAGTTACAAATCCAAATCTAGAACTTCTTTTTAATGCTCCGACTCTCAGGCCATTTACTTTTAACTATCGAATGAGTCCTAGAACACCAAACGAATCTACCATGATCAAAAAAATTATTAGGATGTTCAAACAATCAATGTCAGTACAAAGAACTGAAAGTAATTTATTCTTAAAAACTCCTAATACATATAAATTGCAATTTATGAGTGGGATAAAAGAAGGAGAAACCGAACATGAGTTTTTACCCAAAATCAAAGAATGTGCTTTATTATCCTTCAATGTAAATTATACGCCAGACGGAACATATTCGACAATGTATAACAGTTCCATGGCTGCATATGAACTTACATTTGAATTTCAAGAACTTGAACCAATATATAATGACGATTATGGTAATGATAACGCATCTATAGGTTTCTAAAAATGGCAAATCAGTATTTCAGAAAACTTCCTAATGTTGAATATGTTAATCGTACAGAAAGTACTGTTAATCTTGATGATTTCATTCAAGTAAAAAATCTTTTTAAAAAAGGAAAGCTTAGAGATGATATTTTTGAAAATTTAGTATTTTTTGACAAATATACAATTTTTGGTGATGATCGCCCAGATAATGTAGCTTTTGACTTATATGATGACCCAACTTTAGATTGGGTTATATTGTTAGCAAACAATATTTTAAATATCTATAGTGAATGGCCAATGCCACAACAAACTTTTGATGAATACCTATTAGAAAAATATGCCACATATGACAATCTCTACAATGGAGTGCATCACTATGAGTCTATGGAAATAAAGGATACTTCAGGTAATATTATTTTTCCAAAAGGTCTTAAAGTTGATTCAGTTCAAAGTTTAAATTATTATGATTATGAGATTTCCTCAAATGTTTCAATTCCAAATTTATCTGTCCCAGTGACAAATTATGAGTATGAAGAAAAATTGAATAATGATAGACGAAATATTTTTGTATTAAAGGCCGATTATCTTCCTGTTGTTCTTGATGATATGGAAGAAATAATGGAGTATAAAAAAGGTTCCACCCAGTATGTGAGTGAAACCCTTCAAAGAGCTGATAATATCAGACTTTATACTTAACTTTCTGCCAGTTTTTGGAAATAAGACAGTGCATCATCCTCATCTTCATCATTTGAAGATGAGATATTATTGAGTTGATTGCTCAATTCTTCAGGAAGTTCACTCTTTTGCTGACGAGAAGAAAATTCTGGAGTGAAAGAACCACGACCAGTATCTTCATTATCAGTTTCTTCATCATAACGACGTGAAGGAGACTTCTGACCAAGAACCATTGCAAGACGTTTTGCAAGTTGATCATAGTCCTTAAACTGATCAGCAGCAGTGAGTGCAGTCAGAGAATATTGCTTCTTCCAGACAGCTTCAAGTGCATCATCATCATCCAACAGAGGAGCAGGACGATCAAACTCTGAAGAATCATAGTTCCAGTAACCTTGAACTTTCTTCAGTTTCAGTTTGAAGTTTGCACCTTGCCAGAAGTCGAAAGGATTGATAGGAGTTTCATCTTCAAATTCAGGTTGCATTGCTTCCATGATTTTGTCGAAGATTTTCTTACCAAACTTATAAAGGAAGACCTGACCCTCATTGTGAGGATTTGCAGCATCCTTTACAACGTAGATGTTCGCATAGTAAGAGAGTTTACGCTTTTGCTTACGTACAGTATCTTTATCTGCTTCGTTACCACTATTCCAGAGTTCACGGTTGTGCTCGGAAACAGGATCTTTTTGACCCAGAGTGGTCAGGGAGTTCTCAATGTACCAACCACCAGGGCCCTGGAAAGCATGAGAGTACATCTTTGCCCAAGGAAGTTCTTCTCCATCAGGTGCAGGAAGAAAACGGATAACGGCATAACCATTACCACTTTTATCCATTTCTGGTTTCCAGAGACGCTCATCTGCGCCACCTGAAGTATTGTTCATTTTCTCAACTTCTTTAACAAGTTTAGAAGTGAGAGAACCAAGAGAAGATTGCTTCTTAAGATTTGCGAATGACATTCGGATTACCTCGGATTGTTTAGATTTGGCTTTTGTGTACTTCGTTATTTTAGTCGTCAGAATCTGAAATGTCAAGCGTTTGCTTGAATTTTTCTAGAACTTCGGACATCCCATTCAAATGACTTGTGATGTCATCACCTTTTGTTATACCCATAAGAGCGGCGGATTCTTGAATTCTTTCTTTCATCAATTTAGCATCAGGATCATCGGATAATGACAATCTCATATAAAGAACTTTTTGTTTTTCTAAAAGTTCTTCCAGCATTTTAATATGATTCAATTTTTCAGAACGATCCATAGCAGGAAATTTAAAAATCCCTGCATACACAATTTCTTGTAGGTCATTGATGCTTTTTAATTCATCTTGAACCATTTTAGACTCGAAAAAACTCATACCTCTCCAAGTACAATTTGTTTTAAAATTTTCTTATAACGAAATACATCTATATGTATGAAAGAAGAATATTTTTTTATCTTCATACTTACGGTTTCCCACACTGGGTCTGAAAGTTGCTTGTCAAATTTGTTTTTGAAAGAAAATATTTTATTATAAATCACCAGAGTTTCGATTGAAATTTCTCCACTTAAAAACTTTTTTAGAATGGGAGGATGGCCTTTCGAACAATCGAAAACACTCTCTAATTCGTTTTCCAAGAACAATTCGCTGCTTTGTTCTTTGAACAAGTACGTCAAACTCTGATGTCGTTTTGTCCATTCGACGTAATTTCTTTCGCCAGAATTGATAATCTCTCCAATCCATAAATTTTCTGGGGTGTCGGTAGCAACAAAATTTGAAACAAAAAATTGTTCTATTTCTTTATCACTTTTTTGTCTGGATATTTTTTCAAACCAGAATCTATCTTTTCTCTTATAAAACGATTGGACAGTAGCTCTCGTTTTCTTACAATACTTATGATAATCATACTTATCTTTCGAAAAATGATTTTTGAGTGCCAAATACGTCTTATAAGTTTCGAAAGGAGTCACTTTCATATCAAAGAGGAAGTTTTGCTTTGGAATTTTTTTTCATGAAATTCAATTCGATTGCTTCACACTTAATTTTTTCTTTAAGTGGTTTTGAAATTAGTTTTGGTACTGATTCTAATTCTATTTTATTCTGATCGCAAAAATAAATGATTGCATCAATATAACTTGCTTTCTCTTGATCAAGAACGATTTTTTCTATTTCTTGTGCAAAGCGGGATGGACAAAAAAACTTTTTTTCTAAAATTTCCTCTAATTCATTCTGCATCTGACCCAGTATTGTGATGTACAAATTCTTTAATATACCGAACTAATAGCCTAATATAATCTTCTTTGTTTCTTTTGTCAAATACTTTCACGTCTCCACCAGGAGTGACCATCAAAGTAATTAACTTTTTAACAGGAATACCAGTCATCTCATAATAAGCAGATGCATAAAACATTTCTTGCACGAAATAGTTTTCAATCCACTTTTCCGGTTTAATTTTATCAGATGTCTTAAAGTCGATTACTGCAAGTTCTCCCTCGTATTCTGCAATACAATCAACCCTTCCTGCCAAACCAAGATATTTAGAATACAGAGTTCTTTCAATGGCATGTATATTATTTATCTTATCAAGATAAGGTCTTGCATGAGTGAACATAATTTTAGTCATTGGCATGAACTCATTCCAGTCCATTTCCAAATTCATCAAATATGCCTGGGCTGCTTCGTGAAAATCTGTCCCTCTTGCAGTTGCTTTTTTTGTAATCGCATTTGCCTTTTCAACACCAACTCTTTTTCGCCACTCTACGAAAATTTGTCGATTGTAAAAAGAGGTTACTGATGTAATGGAAGGCACCCATTGACCATCGGGAAGATGGTATAGGCGCATTCCATTAGTTTCTTTTTTGTCAAGTTCAATTTCACCGAGATAATTATGATGAATAAAATTCATAGATTCATTTGCAGTTTTGTTAGTAGATATTCCTTACAGAGACCAGACCTTACAATGTCCTCAACGCCAAATTCAATAACATTGAAAGATGGCATAGCTCTCAAAATTTTCATAAAATCAACCACACCATTTCTTTCATTTTGTTTGATTAAATCACTTTGAGTGGCATCTCCACAGAACATAATTTTGGTGTTTTCACCAACTCTTGTAATAATACTATCAAGTTCGTGAAAATTCAAGTTTTGAAATTCATCAACAATTACAATACATCTATCCAATGTGGTTCCACGAATGAATGAAGTACTCCAAAAACTAATTGTTCCTTGAGTTTTGAGATTACCATAAAGCATCTCAAAGTCAGCATCTGTAGGCATTTCAAACATGTACTTTGCCATGTTTTTATATGGAATCTGATACAGAGAAGACTTGTCTTCATGATCTCCGGGAAGGAACCCAATTTCACGGGTAGAAACAAGTGATCTTACAATATAAATTTTTTCGTAGGGTGTTGTTTCATCTAGAACATCTTGAAGTGCATTATAAAGTGTAATGAATGTTTTTCCTGTTCCAGCAGCACCATAGGCTACGATATTTTTTTCGTCGTCATATGAATCAAATAGAATTTTTTGATTTTCTGTGAGAGGTTCAATATCTCGCATTAAATCGAGATTAATTGGTTTTTTCCTCTTCATTTGTTTTGCAGTTAGTCCAACACCAATTGGTTGATCAGTTGTTTTTTTTCTTCTTGGCATAAACTTTAGACTGGTTTTACGTTTGAACCTGGAACTTTTGATGCTTTATGAAGAACATCATTCCAACCAGGATGAGATTTTTTGAGTTTATCATATACTTCACCAACTTCACCAAAGTTGGGAGCATTTTCTGGAGTATAGTATCTTTCCCAATCTGGGTTATCTTTACGCCACTGATCCCAATCATGAACGCTCATTTTTACATCTTTGGTTTCACCAGTTTCTTTGTGTTTAACAGGATATGTTGCCATAGTTATAAATTCAAGATAAAGATATTTAGACCCATTCTAGTGCTTCGGCAACGGTCGGAAATTGCTCCACAAAGATTTTTTTACATGCCTCTGCAATGTCCATGTGCTCCTTCTGTGTGCCGTTGGCCGACCTCAAAGAGATATAATGGATCCATGACCTGCATGAACCTGACATGTAGAGTCTGGTGGGCGTGGCAAGGGGAAGTACAAAACGAGCACATTCCTTTGCAATTCCCTCATCAAGCATTTTTTGATACAAGTCCATTGCATCCCTAAAATGGTCTTGCATCAACATCTCATATTTTTGTACAATAAAGGGATCAACATCATCAATAGAATTTTGACGATTTTTGGTGTCTTGGCGACGTAATTCAGGCAGAGGAATTGTCTTACCGAGTAGGGAAGAATCAGCATATCGTTGGGAAAACTCTTGATATGTGAACGAACGGTGCCTCAAAATTTGGGCCGCCAGTCCCCTGGTAGTCTCAATTTCAAGAGTCATGAATGCCTGCTCAAACACAGACCAGTGTTGGTGATTCACACAATACTTGAGAAGTCCTGCAACTTTAGGATTCTCTTGGTTGGAAGGATTACTCACACGAGCAACATAACCCATTGTTTTCTCCGCATCGGGAGTCACACTAATCAATCTAACATTCATCTTTTTTAAATTTCTTACGACAGGATTTTAATGCTTTTAGTTCAGTTTTGATAATTTGATATGCTTCTTCTGGAGTCAGTTTTCTACCCATCTCCATAGCAATAGCAAACTCTACTCTGGTTCCGAAATGTTTAAGAGCTTCTTCGAAGCAATTTAATTCTTCGTACATACTTTTAATCGGGGTATCCATCGTCATCATCAAATACCTCATCATAGTCAGTAATTTGTGGATAATTTGAGTATTCCCCCTGTAAGTACGATTCAGGTTCAGAAAGTACTTCTGCTTTCAAAGAATCGAGAAGGAGTTCCATGTTTTTGATGATGAGTTTTAATTTATCTCTATCCATGAAATGGAGTCAACTACTACAATTATAGACAAAAAAAGAGAGGTAGTCAACCTCTCTCATATATTTGAATACAAGTAATTCACTTGTTATAAGTATGGCCACGATAGCAGAATGTACCGTGAGTCTCATGTGGTTCATGACCACATACGTTATACTCAACACCACGATATGCAGTATGAGCAATTTGAGCGTCGTGAAGTGCAGATGCTTTGTCGATCTGCTTCTTGATCATGAGAAGTGTATTCATTGTAGGTACTCCTAAAAGAATGGGTAGTTTTTTCTCCTTTAACCCCGTAGGGTGATCCGAGTTCCCGTTCCTTGGAGCATAGAACGCAGAAAGGTTGAGATGATTTCCTTTCCGAACGTACCGTTCCCTTATGCTCTACTTGCGTCCCATTCAGATTTCATCTCTTGCAGATACTTTAAAAGATCTTCTGGAGAATGTTTATCACTTTTTTCCATATTCTTTTTAGATTCTAACCATCTTAAATTATCTTTATGATTACAAGCCCATACTTGAAATGGATCTGTAAAATCAAAAGCAGAAACTGGAAGAATATGATCCAAATGATAATCTGGAGAAGGTCTTTCTCCAATATTCAACAATATTGAGTTTACATCAATACCATATTGATTAAAGAGAATTTTAGATTCACCCTGTTTTACCAAAGTTTGTCTAATTCTTCTTGATAGATGCTTTCTTAAATAGAATTCACTATCGGATGATTCCCTCTCACTTTTATACTGTTGAATTTGTTTTGCTCGTTTAGTTCTAAATTCTTTATCACCGTTATACTTATCCTTGCGGGACTTATTATAACACTCTTTACATTGTTGTTTCAATGTGATTGAACCATTTCTATTCTTTTGAGAGTAGAAAGAAGATAAAGGTTTATATTCAGAACATTTAGAGCACTGCCTCATTATCTGATGGGATGAACGTACACTTTTATTTATAAAAGTGTTTCCTTCAGTCGTTCCTTTAGTCGTTTGCGTCCTATTTCTTAAGACACTTTAGCATCATATGCTGTCCAAACAAACGAGATAAGAATCTTTGCTTATCTTGTTGAGACATATCAGAATCCAGTACGGTTTCTGCCACCTCTCTAACTTGCTGACAAGTCATGTTTGGAGGACTATGTAAATTAGATAATAGTAGTAACTCAATCATAGGATGAACGCTCCGTTCCGCGACTTACTTGCGTCCAGTTTCCTGGATGAACGACAGGTCTATTATAGACCTTATACCTTATTTAGTCAAGGGGGGGTCAATTTTAGGATCGACCCTACAGACCAAAAATTTTCCGGAGATTTTTTCTCGACTTTTTTGGAATTATTTTTTCGTTTTGGTTTTTGGTGGTTCATTACCCCACAGTTTGGGATTGATTCTACCCTCACTCTGTGTCATGTTTACAAAGTCATTACGATACTTATCCCAATAGTAATCAAAGATATCAACCATCTTTTTTGCAAGGGCAACATCATAATGAGACTGTCCTTCTTTTTTATACTCTATCAAATATGCAGTATAAGGAAGTGATTTATCTTTTGCCTTATCTGGGTCACAATCTTCATAAAGAATTTTCATAGTTAGCTTCTACCACCCCAACTAATATCTGGATATGCTTCTGCAATAATTTCTTTTGTGATCTTATACTTATCAGAGAGTTTTTTGTCCTTACAAAGACAAACAATCTCTGCCTCAAGTGGATGCAATCCCTCAAGAACATTAATAAACATTGTCTCACGACGAATATTACTCATACCATCATTACCACCTTTAACAAAATGATAAAAGTTTTTAAACTCCCTACGAATTGTGGTATGACCATTCTTATCACCTGAACCCATAGAGAAGGAGTCAGTTTCATGCATTCTACGAACCTCTTCATCAATCTTAGTGCTCAGGGTTCCATTGGACTTTGCCTGATCTTCAAACCCAGAATAAGGAACATCCCCCGCAGGAAGAACAGAAATTACAGTCTCATCAAAATTCCAAATAAAAATTGCTTTTAAAGAGGGATGTTCATATTTTTTGAGAACTTCAATCTTTTTTGCCTTGCTTCTTTGTTTTGATACAAGACTTAGAACTTCAAAAGCAAAAGGATTTCTTGGAAGTTCTAATGATGTTGTACTAGTCGTCGTCTTCTTCTTCGTTGTTGTAGTCATAATTTTCAAAATTAAATGCGATTACTTCATCAGGAATTAAATTACCTTGCTCATCAAACATTTCGGGATGAGGTCTTGGCACTTCCCGATAGTTCATCATATATTCTCTAGCAGTCCAACCAATGAGAGTACCTAGTATTAGAAACAAAATGGTTAAAAAAGAACCAAAAACTAAACTAACTGCTAACATTGTTCTTACCTCGGGAAACTACTATTCTTTTCCGTGATTTAATGGAAAATTCGAAATAGATGGTGACTTCCCGTCTCAGAAAGCAAACCATCTTTTCGAAGATGATGTGAAATGGTTGCGTCTGCTTTCTTTTACCTCCATTAATTAGAAACTCAACACCACGATTAGTGTGGCTATCTGATTTATTTAGGTCAGGATTTGATGACCTGTTGTTCTCTGAGGAATTTGATTGTGTCAACACACCCTCCTATTTTTTTATCGTCACAGATTATTTGAGGAAAAGTTGAACCTTCTCCAAAGATATCATAAAATTCTTCCTTTGAAAAATCTTTTCCAAGATTAAAAGAAACAAATTTACTTCCTGTTAATTCTAACACTTGTTTAACCTTATAGCAATAAGGGCAATCATCTTTTGTGTATACAGTAAAATTCATCATTAATCTTTTTATTATATATTGTTTGATAAAAAAGTTTTATTCTTCATCTTTGATTCTAACATACACTTGATTGTATCCAAGATTAACATCCTTTTCATATCCAATATCATTCATATATTTTTCATAGTCTAATTTATTCTGATAATTTTCCAAAACAATTACCTTTGGTTTATATTTTACATGATTAAATCCCTGAAGCACTTCCATTTCCCATCCCTCAACATCGATGGAAAGAATATCAATAGATTTGGCATCTATTTTTTTAAGAAGAGTGTCTAATTTTATTGTTTTAACTTCTATGGTTTCTTGAGTATTATGTTTTGGAACTCCTTCATATCTAATTCCAAGTGAAGAAAAACTGACTCCATCATTTTCTTCAGAATACCAATCATCATTATTTAAATTAACAGTAAATTTTGACTTTCCGTTTTTGTTATAACAGGCATACTGATATATTTCACTTCCCTCTTTTTGATGTTGCTCAACAAATTTGGGATTTGGATCGACACAAATTGTTCTCCAACCATTATTTCTAAAATGTTTAGAAGAACTAATGAATGTTGGTGGACCAGCACCAACTTCAACCATAGTTCCCTGATAAGAAAAATCAGAGAAGAATTTTGTTCTTATATATCGATCTGTTTCAAATTCTGCATAATAATCTCCAGAGAACATATAATCATCAACTTTATTAATCTTATCAGATTTATCACTCATCATGTTAAGTATATTTTCATCCACAAAATCTGGATGAACCCACCAGTCTTCAAATGGTGTTTTATCATCTGGAGATATGTCACCAACAACCATGACATACCCCTTCGACTTCAAATACTCTCTAGATTTTTCTCTATATGATTTATAGTTACTATTGTAAAAATCATGTTCATACGTGATCACTCTAAATTTATATTTGTCAAAAGGAATTTTCAAAAGCACTTCATAAGTTGCATCTGGAGGATCAATATCTAATTGAAGATAATCAATAACTTCATCCTTATAATACTCATTTATTAATTGACTATAATCTATTTTAGTGGCATCGGCACAAATTGTACTGGTTTTTTTACGTGCTTCACGATACTGCTTAGAAAATTCTTCATTAAATTCTATTGAGACACCACACCAACCAAAACCTTCTTCCAAAAGAGCAGTATTATTTCCAAAGTAAGGTCTCGATCCTCCAATTTCAAGAAAACATCCATTTCTTTTTCCATTTAACATAGAAAGAACAAACAAATCTTGATAGACCTGAGCATAATTTTTTTCAATATTTTCAGATCCAGAAAATTTATATCTCAAGGAATTCAGTTTTTCTTTATTATATGGAATTGGATCATGCCAAACATAATTTTCATTTTTAATCCTACCCTTAAATAATCTTTCAATATTACTATCAACAGCTTGCATATGTATAGTATCAATGTGATACTCCGTTTTTAGTTTTTGATGAAGAGTGCAGGACTCATCACACAATCCACAATGCCATGCTGAGACAGCTTTTTCAAAAACAATCCCATAAAATCCGGGATATCCAACATCAATTTCCAATGATTCACAATTTTTATCACATATTTTTTCACCTATTGATGCAATTAAGTATGAATCTTGATAATTCTTTTCTCTCTCATAAAATCTAGAAAGAAGAAAGTAACCTTCTGGTCTAGATGGAAGCATTGATATTGCATTTTTTAACATTCCCCTCACAGAATTACTACGACAACCCTGAAGGTCAAAGCAATTTGCCGCAGCCAATAAACATGTGTATGCAAGTTTTTGATCTTCGGTTCTTTCAGATGTTCTAATGTAATATGAAACTGCAGAAGCAGTTTGATCTATAGAAAAATAATAATTTCCAAGTTGAAAATTAATATCAGGATCTTCTGGGTTTTTGATAAAACCATTCAGAAGTTTTTGTAAGTCATTCATTTTGGATCAACTCCATTTATACAAAATCTACAAAGATTAAAGCAACTGTTATCTTTTGGAATTACATCCTCAAAACTTTGATCTAACAAATTGCCTAATATGTGTTCAAGATTATAGTCTTGGCAACACAAAGAAACATCACCATTAGGAAGAACCACATTATGATAGAGTTTTTCCAGACATCCACATGTTTTTTCTTTTTCTCCGTGATAAAACGATTTATATTGATCTTTTTTATTCAATAACTCCGGTTTTAAAATACTTTCACGGGATAAATTTCCAGCTCTGTCCCACATATCATGAACGTGAGCCTTAGAAAAAACATGACTGACAGAATCATGAACTTCACCCATAGCTACTACATTAAAGTTTTGTATTTTATCACGAAGTTCTCCAAATCTTTCAACGACTTTAATATATCGATCTGTTATGGGATGCTTCGCATTTCTTTCTCTATCGGGAAGATGAAAAGTAAATCCCCCATTTGGTTCTCCGGCAAAAGGAATATCTTTAATTCTTTCAATATCATCCAATTTCATTCCTATTCCTGTAGTAAAAACAGAAACTGGATGTCCCATTTCATGAGCATATAAAAGCATGTCAGTACAATTTGGATTCAACCAAGGTTCAGTAAATCCTGCAAATGTAATTCTGACTTCCTTTGGTATTTTATCAATACACTTTTTAAAGTTATCAAGACTCAAAAATCTTTCACCTTTATAAGATTTTTGAAGAGTTCTTTGTGGGCAGAATACACAATCAACAACACATCCGGTTTCGGTATTAATCGAAGTTGTAAATTCCATTGTTGGGAATGGAGTTTTTTTCCAATCATCATTTCGTTTTACTTTCAAATCCCCAAACATTTCTTCAAGAACTTTTTCATGAAACTTGAGAAGGTAAGCAGCATTATCTTGAAACCCGAAAGTCATTAAGAAATCATCTTCTTTTTGCGCCAATCCAATACAGAACTCTACATGACCTCCCATGATTGAGAAAGGATCTGTCCATTTAATAAGATTAAATTCTTTATCCCAAAGTAAAAATCTATGTGTATAAACGGCATCTTTTCTGCCAGTTTCACTTTTAAATAATGAAACATCATGAGTGACTGCAACATAATAATCTTTCCAAGGAATAAGTTGCGATCCTCCACGAGTATCTGCACCAATGCGTGGACTTTTTTCTAAGAATACAGTTTCGGAAGTTCCAGTTTCCGGATTCACCTTGACAACTTCCGTTGGATTTGACCACTTAACATAGTGATATGGTTTATCTAAAACTGGCATCCAATTTTTTTCACAATATGAATTTGGATTATTTGGAGGTTCAATTCTAACTCTAGAAAGTTCCTTTACCTCATCCTCACGAATATCAATCTCGCACAATTCCATGCGTCCAGTTCCTTTGGTATCAAGATCTCTCCTAACACCAGAAGTATACATTTTTCCTTCCCACTCAAATATGCGGGCATCCTCAAGACCAACAAATTCCCAAAGTTCTTTCTCCGGAAAACTTGATGTGTCTATTTTAGTAATGCGAGAAATATTATATTTATCATCTAGTTCCAGATAATAATTCCAAGTTCTCAATTTAATATCATTCTCTGGATGAAGATAAGTCAAAGGACCATACGGATGTTGAAAAATCTTTTTTTCTGAATGATAAAATGTATAGTTTACGGCTCTTAAAATTACAATTAATTTGCCATTGTGATTTAAAATCGATGGGTTCATCAATCCCAATCCCTGATTCATATAAGCAGGGATAATTAATGGTTTTATAATTCCACCATGACTCAATACAGTTTGTGCAAAATTCATATATCCCATCAAAAAATATTTTGTATGATAAAATCACTTCTATATATTATACCACAATGATACAGCATGACTTCATCATTTGCAAAGAAGGGTTGGCATTATATACCAGACATTATCAGTAAACAAGAAGCAATACAAATTAAATATCAGAATCTAATGGGTGCGATTCATGATCTTGGAG